TGACCATACCTGGAAAGTTTCTTCGCCTACTTCTGTCACAGAAGGACCGACCATATTAGTCTTATACCAGATACTATTTTCTTTGTAGTATCCTTCAGCACCCATCTGCTTAGACCATGTATGCTGAATCAAAAGATCACTAGCGTTACCTTCCCTAGATAAAAACACAAAAGAGTTAGGGCTGATATCTGGAAAATACTGATCATAGATAGTTTGCATTTCCCTGCCGTTCCAGATATATCTGTTATTTTGCACTTGATGATTAGGATAGCCTGCACCTGTGACAAACGTATTACCCGAACTATCAATGCCCGATCCTATGCTATGATACCATTTGTTAGGAGCAAAGTTTACGATTTTGTACTTGCCGTTAGGTTGACTTACCCATCCAACTAATGGACTAGTCATCTCTGAACCTAGATCAGGCCTACGACCATCTTCTTGATTTGCGCTAAAGAAGAAATCTTTCTTCCCGTCGTTATTGATATCAATCACGGCTGGATTGAAATCAGTTATGCAAGCCTTAAAATCACGGTTTGCTTCTAGATATGTGTCTGATACATCGATAAATTTATTATCACGATATGTGTAAATGACAGTAGTGCTCCTGCAAGGGTCAGATGCATAGGTACCTACATTGCCATGTGCAGGACCCTTATAGATAACCATGATAAATTCATTGCGACCATCATTATCTAAATCAGTAGCCAATACTGAGTTAACATTACCCAAATGATCTACATTGTTCGGGAAAAGTTTAGTGATATTTGAAAACCAGGAATGTTGTTTTGGATCAGAAAAGGCATTCGCTACTTCAGTGAAGTAAGGCTGATCTACTACTGCGGGAGCAGTTGCCGGGCTAGAATTCACAGCAACAGACGGGGTAGTACTGCCACCGCCTCCACCGCATGCAGTCAACACGAAAGCCGAGATGGCATAAGAAAACTTGCGCATAGTCAATACCTATAGTTACAACAGATATGACTATATTAACATATTAGTAGGTAAAGGTCAAGACCCTCTGCCCGTTTTTCGGGTAACACTAGGGCCACCGAATCCTTTACTGACCTTGCCCTGTTTTCCATTATTTGGGTTAAATTGTCCCCTATTATTTGCTTGCATAGCCTTTTTACGCGCTAGCAATTCGGCCATTTGGTTTTTTTGTTTCTTTTCTTCAGTCATGTGAATATTGGTCCTTCTCTTTCAGGTCTTGCTAACCTGTTGTTTTTAAAACTAAAATTCTTACAGAAAATACTAGTACACCAGGCATTGTAATTGTTCCATCCTGGACCCCAGAAATCTATACGTTTATAACCCTTGTCTGCTAGATATTCCTGTAGATGATTATACTGCCAACGATCACTATTATCTAAAATAATTAATGTATCGTCTCTAGCCCTCTCTACTGCTAATACACCGCTCAATGCCCTAGCCATACCGTCTAACACGATCACATCAAAATATCCTTGTGGATAATTATAGATAGTGCTGGCGTAACCTGCAAACTCATTGTTGATCAATCCATGTCTTACGTCATGATCTCTATCATCACTACGCACTTGGGGGAAAGTATCAATAAACTTGTTTACTAGTTCCATAGCATCATCATGAATTTTTGCATTTTGATCTATGGTATGGATAGTTGCAGTTGGTGTATTTTCTTTTACACGCTCTACCCAAGTCATGTCATGCTCTACGCTTACGGTCTCACCAACATAATTATTAAAAAATACTGTGCTGTATCCGCAACCATATTCGAACACTTTGCTTTCTTTAGATAAAACGTCTTTCAAGAATGCTATAGCCGGAAATGTCATCCATGGCGTTACCCCTTCTTCATCACAAGGAAAGTCGTTGAACCATCCGTTTGGTTGTAGATAAAGATATGCATGTGTGCTTAAATGTGAACTAAGATCATTTGCTAGGCTCAATCTCTGTGCGCCATCTTGTTCTACTAATGTTATAGGTTTTTTCATGTTTTTGCTGATTCAATATATTCTAGGAAACTTCCGTACAAAGTTATCATCATAGCAATTTTGCTATCATATATTCGTATATATGCTGATTTTGGTTGTTGGTTTTTTAAACCTATGTACCACGGACATTTCAACTTCTTGCCTAGGTTCAATGTGAATTTTTTTAAATCTTCTTTTTTGATACTCTTATATTTCTCATTAGAGAACACAGGAAAATCATAATACTCTATTTCTGCTAGAGAGAATGCATCCATACCGTCTTCAGTTAATCTTAACCCAGTACCAGTACGTCCAGTAGCCCACCACTTGAATAGTAAATCGTTGATTGTGTTTTTAGGTTGAGATTGATCTATCTCTAAGATATCTATTAATGCCTGAGTCAAATCTCGTTTAGTCTTCATCAGGGTAAACTTGACGGCCCTGGTTCATGAATACAACAGTAAACTTATCCGTCTTGAATTGCGCATTCAATTTACGGCAGAGATTTCTTGCATGACCTGGATTGCTGAAACTAGTCTTTTTGTACTTCGGTGCAGCCTCGTTTGCGAGGTAATGTTGACTCTTTAAGTTGATCGGTTGGTTTTCATAGAACACGGCCCATATACCACTTGCTTCCACGATCTGGTCGCATTTGTATGTTGTCTTATCTACATGTTCAAGTATTACCTTGGGTTGCGTTCTGCTCATTTAAAACTTCCACCTGTTATCTCAACTTTGATGACTTCATCTTTATTCTTGTCCTCAGAATTTAGTTGATGAAGATCGGCTAGCAATTTTGCGATCTCATCCTTCAAAACTCTGGCTTCTGACATGGGTAAAACAAAGTCTTTTGACTTCTTGCTCTCCATGAGAGAAACCCTATCAAAGAACCTCTTTATATGAATCATCTTAATTATTTAGTTGACTGGCGGCCTCATCTTCTGTTTTGAAGGGCCCGTTATAAGGATAACGCTGAATAAAGATATATTTAGGGCAAAAAACAGTTTCTTTATGACCATTCTGGTCGATATTGAACCATCCTGCTACATGATAGCATTTGCTTTTGGTATTTTTAGTGAATACATGTAACTTACGCTTGACATCGAAAATGTTGTTGTAAGTCCTAACAGGAGTAGGATATTCAGGATAGGGCATCTCGACCTTAGTCCTATCAGATTTCATGGGCTGAAAACTGATTTTAGTCTTTGACTGAATGTCCTTAGTATTATTAAATTGCAATGCGCTACCATTCAGCATAACCTCATAACCGGCGCTGTTGGCTTGCACGTTTCCTACTTTCTTTTCACCGTCAGTCACGACCCAATATTGGTCTTTGATGATGGGTTTCGCGATCAGTTCTGTCATAATTACCTCTTTAAAAGTTTGAATAGGTCATGCTTATTCTTTGGAGACCAGTATTTAGCCTCTTTTCCGCAATCCCCAGAATATCCTCGTTCCGAATAGCAATTCTTATAATCCGCAGGCAATGTCTTACCGCCGGTCACTGGATTAAAGTCTACTACACTTTTCTTACCTGTTCTTTTGCACTTATACCATTGCTGGCCAGGAGTCAACAATTTGTTTGGGTAGTCATACCAGGAAACGAATGCGTGTATGCAATCCTTACATAGCATATCTTTGTTTAATGTGTCACTCATTTTTTATAGCCTCCTAAAATTCTTTGATGATAGGTTTGCGCCGGATCTCAACCGACCTTTATTATTGATCATGCTAACTCACCCTTATAAGGACTGTTCAGCCACTTAGCATATGTCTCGGCTTGTTCACTAATCTTAGCCAATTCATATTTACCGCAAAATTTCATGAAGTGAATGCCTACTTGCGGTGTGGTTTGTGTGCGCACACCTGAAGCGATGCTAGCATCTACCTTATCCTTTATTTCGTCAGGTTGTGCAGTCAGATCGATAAGCAACTTGTTGCGCTCATACAATTCTTTAACACGAAACTCAACACCATCGGGGTCAACCCAACGTTGCAACATCATGTTGTTCCAATTAAAGCCTTGCTTAGTTCGATCAGCATATGCTTCAATGAGTCCGACTTTGTTCTTAGAACCCTTAGTGCGAACACCTGGGTATGCACTGAACACATTGTCACCCGCG